ACAAGATGAAGACTTTTTTGATATTTTTTCACGACATGATAAACAAGAATTTGGTATTATGGTATCAAGCAAATTGTCACAACCACGAAAGAAGAATCTACAGGGAATTTTTCCTTCTGTTATTAAAGTATCATAAAGATAATTTCTTTGATGTCTACCACAATATAATGTTTCATTAGAAGGAAATTTACAATTTTCTCCTTTTCTTATACCTTCTTGAACAAGTGCTTTACATGTCCCCATTTTCTAATCAGGAAATGTAAATTTAATGTTAATCAATTTTTAAAAAATAAATTTAAAAAATATTCCAAAAAACATACTCGGTAAATCGCAATGTCCCCACGTTTTAATTGGAAAAAGCGAGGCCCCCCATGCCGGACATAATTCTCAAGACGTTGTAGTTGGTGGCGTATACACGTACCGTGGAGGAGGTGGTGGCGCCTACAGCGTTGTTGGAGACAGTTAGGAGGAGCGTGGTGTTGTCAATGCGAGACAAGTTGCACGTGCCAGAGGGCTGGTGCTGCTCAGGCTGGAGGGCGAAGGAGTATACGTTGATACCTACAGCGGGTACGTTGGTGTGGTGCTGGAAGGGCTGTACCTCGTTGAAATAGCGGCCCTCGCGTAGAGTGAAGCGATCGTGGCCGTTGAGCTGGATGAGCGCCGTTACTACAGGGTTGTAGCCAGCCATGCCCTCAACACGGGTTACTGAGTAACCAGACTCTAGGCACGCGCGGTCCCACCAGTCAGAGTAGTTAAAAGGCTGCTGTCCCTTCCAGGGGTTGATTACAGAGTCATCGCAAGATACGAAGGAGTCACGCTGTACTACCCATACAAGCTCCTTGCAAGGGTGGTTGAAGTTGAGCTTGATCTTGTTGGCCGTGGACGTGATGGACTCACCGCCCGTGAACTGGAGGGTCTCAATGAGGTACTCGTGGGCTACCTGGGCGAACTTGCGGCGCTCATCCGTGTCTAGGTAGATGTAATCTACATAGAGGGAGGCGGCTACGAGGCCAGCATTGGATACGCGGTCGCGTACCGTGTGGAGGTTGCTGGTGATCTGGGGGGTGATGTCCCAGCACATGTTGTTGATGGTGTTGAACTCCAAGTTGATGCGTACCTCGTGGTATTGGAGAGCAATGAGAGGTAGAGCGAGGCCAGGGTGGCGGTTAAACCAGAACTGGAGGGGGATGTAGAGCGTGTACTCGGGGGAGCACTTTACTACCTCATCAAGAGTGTTGGGGGCACCAGAGCCGCAGAAGGCGTCGCAGTCCTCACCACCCTGTACGAGCGTGTTTACGAGCTGGGGTACATTGCCTACCATCTTGGCATAACCAGCCTGCTTGCCAGCCTCCTGGGTGAGCTCATTCCAGATGTGGAGCCAGTCACCATACTGCTTGTCAATGCGCTGACCACCGATCTCAAGCTCAACAGAGTTGATGAGGTTGTGGCCAGGCCAGTTGAGCCAGCGGAACTGGGCGCCAGAGCCGTCAGCCGTCTGGAGGGTTACCTTAGGGAGGGTGGCCTGGAGGTACATACGGTAGATCAAGTCACCGTTGCGCTGGATCGTGCACGTTACCTTCTTGCCAAAGTTGGGGGCACCATTGAAAGGGTTCTCAATGGACTCCATGGCGAAGTTGGTGTGGCGGCGGTATACCACCTTGAAAAAAGTAATCTGAGGGTTACCAGTTAGGTAAACATCCTGGGCACCATAAGCTACAAGCTGCATCAAACCACCACCAGTCATCTCTGTCTATACCCCTTGTTTAGAAAAAAATTTTGGCGAAACGTATTTTTTTAACCGGGAATCATTTTTACACTCTAGAGCGCAGAGTATGGGATATGCTTAAACAATTATAAAGAACATGTGTAGAACTAAAATTATGTCCGGGAGTGATGGATTCTTTAAGATAAAGCCAACTAAACGAAGTAATCCTGAAGAACGTACAACGCTAGATGTAATTCATCAACATCAGCTTATGAAGATTACAGATGAACACGAAGAATCTTTATTTATAAAAGAGGATATAAAAACTCTGGAGCAAAGAATAAATGATACAAGCGATGATTTAATTCGTGGCCAGTTAGAAAATAAATGTATGAAATTAAGAGAGCAATTGAATACAAAAAATAATAATGATAGACTTTATAATTATTTACTAGATACTGGAGAGATTTTATTTGATTATTATGAACTTCAAGATAAAATTTCACGTGGTCAGACTACTTCAACGAATCAATGGATTAAGCGTAAACCTGGAGATGTACTGAGTGCATTAGATACGGCTGCGTCACTTGATGCTGAAGTTGAAAAAGAAAAAGAGAAGGAAAGAGAAAAGGAGCAAAAAGGTAAAAAGAATAAGAATGATCCTGTAAATCGTGATATACTTTTGGACAAATATCTACAGCGAATAAATCCAGAATATGTTCGTAAGACAAATGAGCTTGATGATATGTCTGGTGAATGTGTAGAATGTGGTGCAGATATGATGTTTAGTCAGAATGAGGCCATGTTATATTGTACAGAATGTGGAATGACAGAATTTATTTTGATTGATAGTGATCGCCCATCATACAAGGATCCCCCTCGTGAGTCTTCTTATTATGCTTATAAGAGAATTAATCATTTTAATGAATTATTGGCGCAATTTCAAGCCAAAGGAAGTACTGACATTCCACAGGATGTCTTGGATCAAATCACAACTGAACTCAAAAAACAGAGAATTACTGATTTCAAGAATATAAAATATCGTCAGATGCGAGAAATTTTGAGGAAGCTAAAACTCAATCGCCAGTATGATCATATTCCATATATTATTAGTCGTTTGAATGGTAGCATCGCTCCTGTAATGGATCGTGAGACTGAAGAAAAACTACGTCATATGTTTAAGGAAATTCAACCGAGTTTCCAGAAACATTGTCCGAAAAATCGGCGAAACTTTTTGTCATATTCCTATGTCTTATATAAATTCTGTGAACTTTTGGAGCTTGACGAATTTTTAGCGAGTTTTCCCTTGCTAAAGAATCGTGATAAGTTGTATCAGCAGAGTAAGGTCTGGCAGAGTATTTGTGAAGAAATGCGTTGGGAGTATATACGATCAATTTAGGCATTAAATTTATGGTTTTATAGCAATGGAATTATAAGAAACTTAGTATAAATTTCTTATACATCATTTATTTATTTACATTAAACCAGCTGTTTAACGGTGCATGGGGAAACCGACGAGATTTGCACCTAGACCGAATCCAGCACCCTGGCGAGCAGTTACGCCTACAGAGGGGGCGAGTACGTCAAGGAGAGCAAAGACTGCGGCGGCTACTAGGGCGAGGGCGGCGATCTCATCAAGAGGAAGAGAGCGCTTGGGGATATAGATAGCGGCTACGGCTACAGCGAGGCCTTCTAGGAGATACTTGAGCGCACGGTTAACAAAATCAGCTACGCTACCTTCCATTTCTTCTATACTCTGAGTTGTGAAAAAAATGTCCGGGAGGATGCGTAAAGAGTTCAAATGTAGATTAATATATAACAGAAGAATGTCAGCGCCAACAAAGGAAGACTTTCTTGATGAAGATAATGAAATCCCGGGACAGCGTTTTGCTCTATTGAGCTTTATAAGCCCTGAAAAAGTACTTGCTCGGAAGGATCTGTATTTTTTTGAACAATATCTAAAAAATTATGAAGTGACTTGGAAGACCAAGAATCTAGAGAAGTTCCTTGCAAAGCAGGTTCTGGAATTTAATAAGAAGATTGATGATGAGGCGGTTCGTCTTATGGAATCTGATCTAAGTGGAGCATCTGACATCTGTCGTCAGAGCCGTATCCGTATTGATGGTGTACTTGATTCATACCAAGCCTTCGTTAAGGAGAATGCAAGTGACATTAAACAGACAACCCTCAAAGAGTCTTATGACGATTTTATTTACTCACATGGAAAGAAGCTAGAAGAGGACTTTCATGCTAAGAATGAGTTTCAGACGAGCATTCGTGGTGTAAAGTTGCGTGGAAATTATGCGACACAAGAGGAGGCTACTGCAAGAGCTAAGAAGCTACAGCGCAATGATCCTGTACATAATATTTTTGTTGCACAGGTTGGAAAATGGCTTGCATGGGACCCTAATCCTCATGATGTCTCTGAACATGAATATGCTGAGGATCAGCTCAATGATCTCATGAAGTCATACAAGGAAAATGAGGAGGCTCGTGATCAGTTCTTTGCCAAGAATCCTGATGCCAAGAATGCTGCAAATCGCAAGGGTCCTGGTCGTGGTGAAAAGGAGATTATGTCAGTTGTTGGCCCGTCAGAGGGTGAACATGGAAGTCTTTTTGATGCACCTGATCTTGCATTGCAGCGTAAGATGGAGCGCGATGCGGCTAAGAAGGGTGATGAATAAGGAGTAGGATGATATTTTTAAAAATAATAATTAATAAAATATTTATTAATTATTATGGTCTAATAACATACTATTTC